CCTCAACCCCGTCAATCCTTAAAAAATTTTTAACTTCTTGTAACATCAGATGTCACTCCTTTATGCTACTGGATTAATATCCAATTGGCCATAAACTACCGCTTCTGCATCCCATACGATTACATCTTCACGCTCGATAGCACGGAATTCAGTAGAGTTAGTTCTCCAAGAGTTGCCGCCTGTTTTCGTCATATCCACAGATAGTTGCTGACGATCCCATAGTACAATAGCTTCTTTTAAATCACCGATAATGAATGGTACATTGCTCACATTCAAATTAATCGCTGTTGGGATCGTTTTGTTAGAAAGAACCACAACTCGACGACCATATAACAAGTTACGCGTTGAATTAGTTGGATCAGGCTGAAGCAACGGACGACCATTAAGGTCCTCTAATTGGTCAAGGTAATTAAATCCGTCTTGATTTGTTGTGATTGTTGCACCAACCGAAAAAGTAGGGTCAAGCGTAACGTTTAAAGTTGTTTTAATCGCCTTGTGGTCAGCAAACGTAACCTTAGTTAAAGTATCAATAGCCGCTAAGATTAAGCTATTACGCGTAGCTTTAGATTTTTTAGCGATCCAATCACGTAAATATTGCTCTAACGCTTGGTCAGTATCACTTAACAAGTCATTTGATACTGGTAAAAACCCAGCGTAATCCTCAATCGCGTACGCTAAACGATCAAATTTTGGAGATACAATCTCGCCCATCGCATTAGGGTCGGCATATTCAGAAAGTGACGCGAATGGTGTAGAGTCTGCACGACGTTCTAATGTTCGAGCGCCTTTATTTGTGGATACAGGTTGCACATTTACATATTGCTCTAAGCTGTCAGAACTTTGTTTTAATAGATTAATAGCAGTCGTGATGTCCTCAGGTACAATATACCCACCATCTTCACCGACGTTTTCGGAAAGTAACGCTTTGAATTCCTGCATAACGCCCATCTCTGTTTCAGATAACGTTTTACCACGTAAGGCTTTTAAGAATGCTGACTTGTATGCTACTGGCTGAGTTGGTTCTGGGTCAGACAGCGGCTGAATACCTGCTATTAGTTGATGTAGTTCTGGTGGCGTACCTAAACCTTTAAAATCTTCTTGTAAAGCTAGGAAGTCGTCTAAATTTTTCTTAGCTGCTTTAGCTTCAGCTAATTTAGCCTTTGCTTCTTCCGCTTTATCTTCACCCATCAACTTTTCAGCTTCTGATTTTAGATCAGCGGCGCTTTGACGAAGCTCTTGTTCACGTTTTGTCATACCGGCGCTTCCGTCCATTTTCACACCTAATACGTTCTTGTTCATTTTCATGGATACTAATACGCTTGTTAATTTGTTTTCAAAATAAGTCAATGTTATTTCCTCCTTGGTTTTTGAGTATAAAAAAAGACCACTTTATAGATTAAGTAGGTCAAGCTCATTTTGTAATTTTATTTTTTCTTGGTCGTCCACAGTTAATGCTGCAGGTGCCGGATTTTCTTTCAACTTATCAGGCGTCTTGCTGTATTTTTGTAAATAAGCGCTATCGCACGCTGCCACGTTTTTAGCTTCGATCACCTCCACATTAAAATATTTAGCTGCTTCTTCACCATTCAACCAAGTTTCGGCATCGAGTAAGTCTTTAATCGTTTCTTCTGTTACGCCTTCGGCCATGTTTTCTTTATAAACATTCATAGCGCCTGATGCGATAACATCTAAATCATCAGCTAACTTTCTGAAATCTTTAGAATTGCCCATCGCAAACGTCCATGGATTGTGGATCATAAGAAAAGCGTTAGAAGGTATATTGATAACATCACCGACCATTGCGATTACTGACGCCATTGATGCAGCTACACCGTCAACGTGAACGATCTTTTTAGCTTTATTTCGTTTGAGCATGTTATAAATAGCTAAACCTGCAAATACACTGCCACCTGGTGAATTAATATAGATGTTTAATTCATCTAATCCTTCAACTTGTTTTAATGTTGCCAATACATCGGATGGCATTACGTCCGCTTCGTCCCACTTCCAATCGGTATTGTCTATGATCTCGCCATAGATATATAAATCTGCTGATTGAGCGGTGAGGTTCTTGACCGTTATTAATTGATTGTTTCCTTTTGGTTTTGTTGAACTCATATAAATAGGTGTCCGTTTAGTCGTTTTTATTTTCCTCACCCCCCTTCAGGTGTAACTCCACTTTTCGCTTTTTGATATTCTTCAATTAAATCAATCGTCGTATAGTTCAAACTAATATAATGCTTGTCCCCGTTTTCAATTGCGTCTTTTTCTTCTAATGATCTTATTTCGTTAATCGACATCGCGCCGATCTCCTGCATGGTTTTATAAAATGCAGCCCGTGCTTGTGAGTCGCCACGTAATAAGCTTGTTAGATTAAATTTGAGATAATATTTTTTCTGCTCTGGTAAAGAAAAGCACTGATAGCTAAATTCTTGCTCATACTGGATTAAAATAGGACTTAATGTGTTCTGAATGTAATCTAGCGATTGTTGCTCAATGTTGCTGTGAGTAGCTCTACCTAATTCATTTACCATGTGCAAAGGTATGTTATAAATCGTTGCGATCTCCGCTTTGTCAAACTTCATTCCTTCGATAAATTGAGCGTCTTTTAATGGCATACCGATTGACTGAAACTCTAAACCGGCGTCAAGGATAGCGACTCGTTGTGCGTTGTTAACGCCTGTGTACATCGTTTCCCATTCGTCGCGCACTTTATCTTTGGCGTCTTTGTTCAGTTGCCCCGGAACTTTTAAAATTCCGGCCATCGCTGTACCGTTTGCAAAGAACTTACCTTTGAACTTTTGCGACGCCTGACTGCTTCCGATGCTTTCTCTAGCTACTTCGATTGGTGCCTTACCCTTTAATCCATCAGTGGAGAGAGCGGTTAGATGGATAATGTCACTCTTCGGTATTCTTGTTTTTTTTCCTCCTGGTAGAGTAGTGACAAACCACAACTCATTAGTTTTAATATCAATCTTAGGTTCTGTTAATGACGGATTGAGCAACCACAACGTTTCAGGCCTACCGTCCACACCCCAAGCAATATTAATATAAGCATTCCCCCACAAGTTACGATGCGTTTCTATCAAGTGTTTAAACCTAAAAGGATTTTGATAGGGATTTGGTCTATCCTCTAGTAGCTTCGCGACTTTGTGAGATGAGTCTCTTTCCCTTCCGTTTTTCGTTTTCTTGAATGTTTGAAAGGGTAACTTCGCTACACTATTAGCTAATATGTTTACACAAGCGTAAACTGTCGGCACTTGTAAAGCCGAATTAGCGGTTATCTTTTCGCCGCTTGCTGACTGATAACCGAAAATATTAGTAAACCAAGGCGATGGATTAACTAAATCCGTTGTAGCGGCTTCACTTTTAAATACGTTTCTAAAAATCATTTATTCACCTCCCCTCTAGTCACTTTTTAGCGATCAGAAGTCCGAACACTAATAAAACAGCGCCTAGTAAATAATTACCGACCATTTGACCAAAGTTAATATAAGTAGTCGCAACCACCACGGATACACCTGCAACAATAAATAAATCCTCTAGCCATCTGGTTAGAAGATTAACGATAATACTTTTTAATTTTTTACCCATGTTTTCCTCCTACAAAGAAAATTGATCACTCAAAATATATTCGTTTAAGTCTATTTCATTATCAAACAACATCGACCTTACGTGAGCATTTATTAAAGATGCTATCGGGTCAATTCTGTCTGAAGCCTTACTTTTATCTAACATTATGTTTTCGTTCGAGTCCTGCTTTGTTACCGCGTTATTAATAGCCCAAGTTAAAACAGGGTTGTTATTGTGGATGATATTTTTTTGATAAACTTGTTCTCTAAAATCCTTAGTAGGACCACCCAAAGTAGCTATCCCTTGTCTAATCTCAATCATTGTATAACCTTCTTGCTCCATGTCCTGCATAAACTGGCTAGCATTCCACGGGTCACAACATATTTCTTTTACTCTGCATTTATAATCCTTTTCAAAATTCTTTATATATTCTTTGATAAAGTTATAATCCACAACAGCACCAGGCGTCGTCGTGATCCAACCTTGTCCCTCCCAGAGTGAGTAGGGGACTTTATCAGTTTTTGTTTTAACTTCTAATGTATCTTCCGGCATAAACGAATGAGAGAGAGTTAGATACTTTCCGTCCGGCATCTTGAATTCAAATGACAATGAAGTTAAATCGATCTTTGCTGATAAATCGACACCTGCTGTACATTCAAGATTTTCTAAGATTGATAAATCTATTTCTTGTCCACAAGCTGACCATCTATCCATCATCATATAACCGTTATCTTTTTGATCTACCCATACGTTCATGTTCTTGGTTAAAAAAGTTTTCATTTTTTCAGGAACGTCTAAAGCTATTTTTAATTGACCGCGTAAATAATTCATTCCACCATCGTAAGAAGATATAATCGGATTTGATTTAGGCCAAACGTTCTCATCTTTGACATCATCATCTTTGTCGAGTTCGTTGATCATTACAAAATATTGTTCGTTTTCAATAGGACTATTAGGGTCCAATATTTGAGAAACGTATTTATACTCCACACGATAACAAGGGTTACTCAAGTTAAATCCAGCTGTGGTTATAATCATCATCAACGGTTGCAACCTAGCACCCATACCCGAATCGCCAATGTCGTACATTTCTGATGTTTCATGCAAGTGATACTCGTCCACAATGAAAGCGCTTGGTGACGTTCCGTCGCCTGTTTTGCGATCCTCTTTACTTAGCGGTTTAATAATTGAACCGCTTTTTAAATGTGTGATTGTCCCATAGGCAACACTAAATTTACCTTTTAGTTCCTTGTTACCTCTAATCATTTCATCTATTTCATCCCATACTATTTTTGACTGTGATTTTTTTGTGGCTGCGCAATACACCTCTGCTGAAGGTTCACCAAACGCTGAAGCTTCATAACTTCCAACCGTTCCTAACGATTGTGATTTCGCGTTCTTCCTAGCCACTTGCCAATACGCTTTATTAAATCTCCTATAACCTGTATCTCTGTGGACCCAACCATATATATTAGCAAAAATAAATTTCTGAATAATGTGAGGATCGATATATTGACCAGCTAAAACACCTTTTCGATGTTTAAATAATTTCATCCAATCAATAAATCGCTCGGCTCGTCCTTCATCAAAAACATAAGGAAAGTTTTCTGTACCTTCTCTTTCCAAATCATTTAAAAAACGCTGACACGCCTGCTTATGTTTTACACAAGCGACCACATCACCGTTTAATACTTCATTGCTATATTTTATTAACTCGTCTTTAATTCCTAATGCAGACATCACACATCACCGAATTTCTTTTCAAACTCGGTTTTTGGTTTTTCCCCCGCTTTAGGAATGACTAATTTCAAACGGGACGTAATGGATAATCCTAATTCAGCCGCTGCTGATTTACACTCGTTAAACAATGTATTTTTCACTCGGGCCAATTTAGCATAATCTTCATTAGCTACTACTATTGTTTTGTCCCTTACCTCTTCAATGCCTGTGCTTTTCATATTGCGTAAATCTTTCACTAGTTTTATATATTCATCCCTAGAGTCAATGTATCTAGCTAGCCCGTCCACATCGAGATTGGAGAATATATTGAGTCTTAATAATTCCTTTGACAAGCTTTCAAATTCTTCTTTTTGCCTTTTGGTTAAATAGTCAGGCGCTACAATATTATCAGTGTTTCCCTTTAGTGCGTCTTCTTGTTCTTGTCGTTCTTTAATAACTTTTTTAGTTAAATGATTTGATTTACCCTTACCTTGAATGACAGACAATGGTTGTTTATTTCTTCCAGCCACCACTACACCCCCTTTCAAATAGATTTCAAAAACGGATTTTTGTTCACAGAAAAC